GACGGTAAGGTCGGCTTCGTGCTTGTCGAGAGTTATCCCCGAAGGCTCTACAGCGTAGAACGCCATAGCCTGTTCAGTCTGATTGCTCATACTGTTATAGCCTGTAAGGGTCATAGCGTTGGTTACCTTGCCTTCCTTCGATGTAGTAAGGCTAAGACCAGCGGTTGAAATACCTCTGTTAAGAACTGCCGCAGTGAGACCACCGTCCATTCTGAACATGATAAGTGCTACATTCTGTACGAAATCGTCAAGCTTGAGGTAGCTTCTCGGCTTTACGCTGTTACCCTCGATATCCGCAGCACCGAGCGCAAGCGCTATGCCGTTGAGGTCAAGGTCAAGGGAAGTGAATCCGAGAGAGTACGCCCAGCTCTGAATCATCTGAAGCTCTGCAAAAGCGCCGTGCAGACCGTTAACGTCCGTTCCCATATCAACAAATGTCGGCGTAGCCGAAACAGTGATATTGCCGGAGGTAGTGCAGAGAATGTCTTCATCGGTAGGCTCTTCAAACTTGGTCGGGTCGAAATTCTTTACAAGAACGCCCGAATCGTAATGGAAGCCTTTGAAAGCGTCTTCTGATATCCTATTCCACTGATTGATATCTATTTCCATTGATTGCTCACTCCTTTTTAGTCATTTGTGTAGTATTCCATAGTGAGGTTTATAAGCTTGCGCTTCACCTTATCGTCTGAGGGGTCTCCCATACTTTGCGCGAACGTGGTATCGTTGCGCCTTATGACGATATATCCCCCGTCACATTTCAGCCGTGCACCGTGCCTGCCTATCACTCTTGATATCTCTTCGGTTTTGGCGTTTATCTCTACCCACCGTTCCGAACGATACCAAAGAGATACGCTCACCGCAGCGCCGTTGTTGTCGGGGTCAAATGCTCCCGTTGTGAGCTGATATGTGAGATACGGCATTGCAGGTGGCTCGTCCATGCTGTATACGCTGTTTTCCTCATACGCGGTCAGAAACTGCGAAAAAAACGTTTGAATAGCGGCTGCTTTCGTCATGTCGGCAACCTCCATTCTTCCGCTGTCACCTGTCGCATATTGAGACCTGCGGATTCGGGTGTTTTCACATCGTCTCCGTCAGAGGTCACGCGGAATATCTTGCTGTCGCTCACTCGCTTCACTACATCGTGATATTCCAGTGTTACAGCCTTACGTGTGGTTATGGTGTAGAGTGATGTCACTCCCTGTGCTTCACCAATACGCGCTTGCATAGACGTGTCAAAGCGGGCATTTGCGGAGAACTCCGCACCCTCTGTCCATACCGTAGTATAGCCGCCCTCCCCGTCAGGCTCACGCGCCTTGTTGATGAAAAGAAACTTTTCCATTGCCGAATCAAGTAAGCTCATTCCATCACCTCACACATATATCCGCTGCCATGCTCTGAACGACTGTTCAAAGACCGTTTGCCATGTGGCATTAGAGCCGTTTTCTGCGTTGCTGCCGCTTTTGGTATAGCTGTACCCTCCGAATGATTCCGATGTGAACGGACTCATGTTAGTGCTGTCGGCTTTTTCATTGACTTTGCGCCATTCGTCAGCCGTTTCACACTGCGCTATGAAGTCTTTTGGCACTGCCATCTCCCAAATCTCCCCTGTAAAGGTCTCGTCTGAAAGCCTTTGCAGGTCTTCGGCAGCATTGCAGTAAACGCCGTCGTTGAGAACGCTCCCCACTATGCGGAAATACTGCCCTGCTAAGAGAAAATCAAGCGGCTCGATAGTACCGCCGCTTACAGCGAACGTTCCCGAATGTTTATATTCGCCGTTTCTGCGCATTTTCGGCGCAAAATAGTTACGGCAATGTGCGCAGTATTCGGTCAGATTTACCATGTCGCCGCTCCTTTCCTCACTCTTTCGGCTTGCGCCGTCTCGTTTTCTTCTCGGTCACAGCTTTGGGCTTTTCTACAGCCTTCTCGGAAATGGCAGGCGGTTCGTCTACCATCTCAATCACTGCTTTTCCGAGCTTATTTCTCGTTCCCGAAAGCTCTCCGATACGCTTAACTGTAGGCGTATACCCCTCGCGGGGGTATGTGTCGCCTACATTGTAAACGTGTCCGCTGTCGTTCAGGTCTGTAAACTTAATCAGCGCTTTGTACATTCACATCACACTCCGTTTTCAGAAACGGTCACGATGAATATGCCAGTCGGATTGAAGAGTACGGGGATAAACAGACCGCTCGCCTTAGTCCAAAGCACAGCGGGGTCGTGTTCAGTCCACTGATGTATATATACGTAGGGACTTACGCCGCTTGCGGTAGTCGCGGTAAGACGGTTTGTAACCTCGGGAGGATTGCCCCAAAGTCCGATACCGAGTCTGCCGCCTGCGGGAGTCGCAAAGAAGGTGATCTTATCCTCGGGGAAGTATCTCTTGGTCTCAACAAGGAGACGTCCGGTCTCGGGGTCAACTACCTCGTTGTTAGCGTTATAAATGCCGTCGTTGGTGTAGATGTTGACAAGTCCCCACTCTTCGGAGAAGTAGTTTTCTAGGTCAGCGTTTCTTATGGTCGCGCCCTGCATATAAGTTCCGTTGACTGCCTTCTGCATAGAAGCATTAGCTTTCAGCTTAGAAAGGACCTTGCGGCTGCATACCATGCCGTTAAGGATAATGCCATGCTCACGGGCATAATTCACGATGTCCTCTATCTGCGCGGGAACATCTGCCGAACTGCCTATAGTGAGCGTGAGAGACTTCTGCTCGTCGGTAATGCCGTAGTCGATCTCAAGTCCGAGGTTGTTTTCAACTATGGTCATCTTGCCTGTTGCAAGCACCTCGTTAAGTCCTACCTTTGCGCGGGTGAATACCTGCGAAGCAAGGCGGGATACGTCCTCAACGGTGTATCTGTAAAGCTCGTCCATAGCGGTAACGCCGCTCTGTTCAAGCGCTCTCAGTCTTTCGGACTGATTCTGCTTGACCTTGATAAGTCCCTTCTCGATAGAATGGTTATCAAGTACGGGGCTTACAGTCTTTCTAGCCTCCGTGTCAAATGCGTGGAACTGTGCCATGCTGGGTATAAGCTGTTCACTGGTGATAGTGTGCCAGCGTGCGCGGATATTATCGGTCTTTTCAGAGCCGAAAAGTACGTCCGTAGGGTCGTTTTCAACGATAGGGGGAGTAAAAGGCACTCTAAGCCATTCGTCCTGACTTATCCAGCCCTTAATACCGTTTTCCCATGAAAGATTAACTGCCATTGTTATCCCTCCTTATCAGTAAGGTCTTGTAACTCTAGGAGTAGAGCTTACAAACTTGAATCCGAGTGCTTCCAGTGCAGACTTTGCAGCAGAAGCCATGCGAACGATAGAGCGTGCGTAGTAGGTTTTCGCGCCTGCGGTGGTGTCAGTAGAGGCTACATATCCGGTGCCGCCGTCGCTCTCATACCAGCCCTGCGCAGCAGGTGATACGTAATTGCCAACGGTAACGGCAGAGTAGGTGTCTCCGCTCTTGGCGTAGTAGGTCTTTGCGCCGTTTGCTTTGGTGTCGGTAGAAAGCGTGTAAGTGGGAGATACTTCCCCGTCGCTCTCATACCAGCCCTGCTCAACGGGGCTTACGTAGTCGCCTACAGTTACCGCGTCATAGTCATAGCCTGTCATAGCAAGCTTGTCCTCATATACGGTTGCTTTGGTTACGACACTTCCGGGCATATCTCCCGAAGACACGTCAACGTCTTCGTAAACTATGCCGGTAGCGTATGCGTCGTTGCTGGGGAAGATAGTTCCCATAGGCACGTACTTTGTGCCGTCTGCCGCAGTGGTAGCCATAGTTGCGGGTATTTCTCTAGTCTCACGGGTAACGGTTTCGTCGTCCTGAACTATGAAATATCCGGGAGCGTACACCTTTGCGGTGTTGTCGTTCTTGATGAAACTCATTGATTATCCCTCCTTGGTGTTATTTGTGGGTTCTGCCTTGCCATATACGCGGTCGTGATATTCTTTGTAGAACTGCGCTGCTGCGCTCTTGGGGGTCTCTTCGCCGCCTGTCATCGGGTCGCCGCCTTTGTAGGTCTCCTTTTTGGGAGTGCCTTTATATTCACCCCATTCAGCCGCTACATCGTCCTTTAACTCGTCGAGGTTGACAGCTTTGCCGTCGTCGTCGAACTTCACACGGTCACGGAAACCGCCGTACTTTACGATTTTCTTTGCTCCGTTCTCACTGTAGCCCTGCGCTTTCGCCCATTCGTATAGTGCTTTGTCGGTCTTTTCCGCTGTAGCCTTTGCAGAAATGTCATTCTGAAGCTTTTCAAGTGCAGCGTGTTCGGCTTCGTATTTGGCTTTGTAGTCGTTTTCCTCTTTGCCTGCCGATTTAAGGCTTTCCTTTGCCTTATCAAGCTCTTCCTGTACCTTCGGAAGCTTGTCAGCCGTTGCCCTTGCTTCGTCACGTTCTGCAATCAGAGCGTTTGTGACTTCGGTGTGAGCGTCCATTATCTGCTCGATTTTGTCTTCTTCAATGCCCAATGCTTTGAGCATTTTCCGCGTAAATGCCATGTCCTTTTCCTCCTATACTTCGGTCACGGTACTTTGTGATTTGGATATAAGCGGATATTGCTTTCACCGCTTATTTCAACCTACAATCGTTATAGGCTGAAATAAAAGGTAAAAGAAAATCCCGCCGAGTCCGTAACTCAGCGGGTCATCTTGTTTATGATCTTCTCAGCGCCCTCGTTTAATGGTTTGCCGTATATTCCGCATATAATGCATATGGGTTCACAGCACACCCAAATCATGCCGCATTTCTCACATATAAAACGCGGTCGGGGCTTGTTCTTCTTTGATTTGCTCATTTAGTCCTTTAACCACTTTTTGACTGTTTTCTTATATGCCGCCGTGTGCTCACTAGCCGCCTTTTGCAATGCGTGTATTGGCTTCATGCCGTCCGTATAGTATGCGTCAAGCCCTTTTGCCCTCATCATTGCTACTATCTTTTTAGCCTGCTCTAAAGTGTACCGCTTTCGGCTCGTTCTCCGATGTGCTGCGCGGGTTGCTTCGTCTTGCCCTGCCACATACACCCAATACCCCGGAATACCGCCCTCGGCGTATTTACCCGTTCCTACCTCGTTATCATTATGTTACCCTAAAGGCTTTTTATCCTTTAGTTCTTGCAATTTCCTATCTCGCAAGTTCGGCGTACATCATCACCCGTTGCATTATTGCAGTTTGGGTGTCGGGCACTCTTGGGGAAATTATTACTTCCGTCTATCGTTCATTCCCTACGCTCTACGGTGTTGGCTGGTTATGCCAATTACCTCGGTGTTATCCTTTTGAGTTAAACAAATCATCAAGGGTTATTTCTTCGTGACTGTTGTATCTTGCTTCTGCTGCGCTATAGTTTATCTGAAATATCTCACACCATTCAGTTAATGACTTTGTAGCATTTCCGATTGTTATCTTGATTGTTGTTTTTCTGTTGTTCCCCTGTTCTTTTTTGTCTGACCATCTACAATTATCAGGAGAATACCCTTTGTCATTATCAATTCTATCAATCGTCAATGTTTCCTCATAGCCGTTTGCTATTGCCCAATCATGAAATGCTTTAAAATCATTTTCCCACTCTTCACACACTTTAATTCCTCTCCCACCATATCGGTGATACCGTGTGTTTCGAGGATTGTCACATCTCGCTTTCATTCCTTGCCATATGTGGTAAATGCGGGTGTTGTATAAGTGATGTTTAGTAATTTTTTGAGGGTCAAGGTTTGTTTTGTCCTGTTCTTTTTTTAAGCAACCACAAGATTTTGTTGCTCCACTAAGTAGCGCGTCAGACCTTGCAATTTTAATGCTTCCACAGTCACATTGACAAACCCAATAGGTTTTTCGTGAATTTCGTTCCTCAATACCTATAACGGTCAGCCTTCCAAATTTTCTTCCTGTCAGATCGTTTACTCTGTTAATGTTTTTCATATGTCCTCCTTTATGGTTGTACCAATTTCGATATATACATCGTACCATATTCGAGGACAAATGTCAAGCGGATTTCACCGATTTTGCCCAATTTTCACATAAACGTTTCCGTTTATGGGTGCATAATGTCTACACTGCGTGTTCAAGGTTGCTGCCGACGTAAACGGCATTCTCAGAAGGTACGACACGGTATGTTATAGAGTTCCTATACTGCCCCGTATCGACACGCCCCGCCGCTGTTATATTCGCTTTAGTGAAGCTCACGCACTGAATTCCCAGTTCGTTTAGAATAACGTTCATTTTGCTTTGCAGCTCTGATATGACCGCATTGCTGTTGTTTATAAACGTGATGTCAAGACCCATATGCTCACTTCCTTTTCTTTGCCCTCTTTTCCGAAACCTCTTTCAAAATATTGGCATATTCGGCAGGCTTTTCGTACTTGATTTTCTGAAATTCTTTGATGTTTAAGGGCATATTCTCCTTGCCTATC